CCCCCGGCGCGCCCGGCCCCCGTGGTCAAGCAGGCAGCGCCCCGGCACGCAGCTCCAGCTGCGCCGGCCCCCGCGGTGGCCACACCCGCTCCGGCCCCGGCCGCATCCAGCAAGGGCTCGATCATCGCCTACTCGGCGCTGTCGCAGCTGGGCCGCACTCAGGACTGCACCATGTTGGTGACCAACGCCCTCAAGGCGGCGGGCATCAGCCACCACGGCTGGCCGATCAGCTACTTCGCCCTGGGCTCCCAGGTCTCGGCCGCGGATGCGCTGCCAGGCGACCTGATCTACTACGCCAACGGCGGCATGGGCCTGGCCCACATCGCGGTCTACCTCGGCAACGGCGTGGCCGTCCACGGTGGCTGGAACAGCAACCAGACGGTCACATTCTCAGCAAACATCGGCTCTGGCCCGGTCTTCATCCGGGTCGCATAGCAAAACTCAACACAGAAGGCGGCCATGGACTTCCTCAAACGTGCATGGCACGCACTGGCAGATCGGCCTCACCGAACAGCGACGTTCGTGATGCTGCTGCTCGTCCTCCCGACCGTCCTGTGGTGGCAAGACTCGATCCTCTGGGTTCTCCTCCTTAGCCTCTACGCCAACGTCTACACGAGCATCGGCGCCGACGAGGCCCAACAGGCAAAGCGGAAGGCGGCGCAAAATGACAGCGTGGACTCGTAGCTACTGCTACTTCGGCCGCTGGTGCCCAAGGCATCGGCGTGGCAACTAAGCCAAGCATGGGCCGCCGGGCCATCGTCGGATGGGACGAAGAGGACGCTTACACGTCCTGGCGGCAGTTTTACTGCTACCTGTCCAGGGCCGGCGCCGTGAAGTACATCAAGACCAAGACCCACCGGCGGGAACGCCGCGAGGCCAAGCGAGAGATCCGGCGCGGCGATGACTAGCCTCACCGGCCAGATCGGCCTCCGGCTGGACGGCCAGAAGTTCATCTCCCGGGCAATCGAGACGGTTACCCAGTCCAGGGCGCACCACGTCGTCATCGCCATCAACGAGACTCACGTCGTCAGCGCAGAGCCCGGAGGGGCGGTCATCCGCCCCATGACGGACTACCCCTGGATTGTCTGGTCCCAGTTCGACTACACGGACGAGCAGCGCCAGCACATGGCGGTCCTGGCAGCCTCCATGAACCGCCAGGAGTACAACTACCTGGGCTTCGCGCTCATCGGCTTCGAGCTGATCACCAAGACCCGGGTTCCCGACTTTGTCGCCCGGGCCTTTTCGTACCAGGACCGGATGTTCTGCAGCCAGATGGCTGATTTCTGCCTCAGGAAGGCCGGGATCGACCTGTTCCGCTCCCAGTGGGGCATGGTCTCCCCCGGTGACTTCCTCCTCTATTTCAACCAAATGGGCTGGTTCGAGCCCGACAAGATCACCCTCACAATTTAGGAGCCAACGTTGGCATCTGCACTCTTTGATCCAGGCCGCGAAGGCTTCCTCGACGGCACCATCGCCTGGGGCACCGGCTCCGGCGGAGCCGTTATCAAGGTCGCCCTCGTCCGGGGCTACACCTTCAACGCCGCCCACAAGTTTGTCTCCGACGTCACAGCGACCGGCACCCTGGCTGCGACCTCCTCGGCCCTGGCGTCGAAGACGTCCACCAACGGTGTGGCAGACGCCGGCGACATCACCTTCTCTGCTGTGGCCTCCAACGCCGCGAACCACTACCTGCTGGTCTTCCAGGCCTCAGCAGTGACAGGCGGTGCCGACGTTGCAGCTACGGCGCAGCGTCTCATCGCCTACATCGACACGGGAACCAATCTCCCGGTCGTACCCAATGGCGGCGACGTGACGGTGTCCTGGGACAACGGCGGAAACCGCATCTTCAAGCTCTAGCCTGAAAGGCATCAATGAGACTACCTGCTAAGGTGACGGCGGTACTGGGGGCCGTCGTCTTGGCAACTGCGACCTTCACGGCCGCTCCTTTTAGCATTACTCCCGCGAGCGCAGCACAGACGCTGACGTTTGCACCCACGGCCGACACCTACGTCCAGGCCGACAGGCCGACGGAGAACTTCGGCACCAGCGTTCGATGGTCTACCGAGGGCCGCGCCAATATCTGGCGCAACGGCCTGCTCCGGTTCAACGCGACGATTCCTGCGGGCGAGCACATTGTCTCAGCAAAGCTCCGTGCGTATTCGGAAGCGTCCACCACGGCCACCGAGTTCGTTGACGTCTACGGCACCGTAGGCACCTGGACCGAGGCCGGCGCCACCTGGAACAACGCCCCCGCGGCGGGCACCTGGCTTGCCAAGCAGGGCAATTTCGCCACCGGCGCCTGGGTCGAATGGGACGTGACCGACTGGGTCGGCTCGGACGGCGGTTACACCAACTTCAAGCTTGGGACCAACGCCCTGAAGTGGGTTGGCTTCAAGTCCAAGGAAGGTGGCGCGTCCACCGCTCCGCAGCTCGTTGTGGTCACCGAACCGGACGCGGGCACCCCGCCTCCGCCCCCGCCGGCAAACGACGGCACCACGGCCGCTGCAACGCTCGGCTGGGGAACTCCCGTAGCCGGCGATGAGTTCAACTACACCGGCGCTCCGGACGCGGCCAAGTGGAACGTCTACAACAGCGCGGGACACGCCGGCAACGGCGTGCGCAGCCCGCAGCAGGTCTCCGTGGACGGCTCCAAGATGGTCATGAACGGCACGGCCGACGGCACCACCGCCGGGATGAGCGCCAAGTTCGCCAACCAGAAGTACGGCCGTTGGGAGGCCCGCATCGCGGCCTCCGGTGACGACGAGTACCACATGGTGTCGATCCTGTGGCCTGACTCCGAGAGCTGGCCCTGTGATGGCGAGATCGACTACGCCGAAACCACGGGCAGCTTCACCAGCGTGCATTTCTTCAACCACTACTCCTGCTCCGACCTCCGGACCTCGGCCAGCAAGGCGGTCGATGTGACCCAGTTCCACAACTACGCGGTTGACTGGTCCCCCGCCGGCATGACCGGCTACATCGACGGCGTGAAGTGGTTCGAGGACAACGACCCGACGCACCAGCCCCCGGGCTCGATGCACCAGACCCTGCAGCTCGACTGGTTCCCCGATGCCACTGCTGACGGCGCCGCCGAAATGCGGGTGGACTGGGTCCGCGTGTACCCCGCAGGTACGGGCACCCCGCCCCCGCCGCCTCCCACTGGCGGCTCGTTCGACTTCGCCGCGGTTGGCGACATGAACCCGAGCGGACACACCGATCCGAACGGCACCTGGGGCAAGAACGCTGCAAGCATCAAGGCGGCACTCAACTCGGGCGAACTGGACAACTTCATCGGTCTCGGTGACTTCCAGTACAGCATCGGCCACTGCGGCCTGTCAGGCACGTCGAACCCTGCCAACGACCACTACAGCAAGTGGGACGTGAACGGTGGACCGTTCAAGGACAAGACGTACTGGGTTGCCGCGGCCAACCATGACTACCAGCCGGGCCGGAACACGGACCTGGATGACTACATGGACGGCGGGTGTGTCAACACCGTAAAGAGTGCAACCAGCACCGATCCGACCCGTCAGGGCCCGAATCCCGCTGGCACGTTCCAGACCAACCAGGAATGGTACTCCATCGACAAGGGCAACTGGCACATCCTGTTCGCCCAGTCCAACGCATGGCGCTACGACGTGGCCCGGGCCAATGCGATGACCGCCGAGATGGATGCGAACCTCGCAGCCGCCAAGGCTGCCGGCAAGCACCTGGCCGTGGTCGTGCATGATCCGTACTTCACTTCGCAGACCAGCTCGCACACGCGCTCGACGGAAATCAAGCCGTGGATCGACGTGTTCTGGAAGAACCGGGTCAAGGTCCTGCTCTCGGGCAGCCAGCACAACTACGAGCGCAGCTGCCCCGTGAACAACGCGGACCAGTGCGTCGCCGATGGCATGCAGCAGTTCCAGGTTTCCACTGGCGGCATCTCGCTGCGCGGATTCCTCGACAACCCTTCATACATCGAGAAGCGGTTCTCGGATTCGTGGGGCCACCTGCGCATGAGCCTGAACGACAACGGCTCGTACTCGTGGAACTTCGTTCCGACCTCGGGCAACATGGCGAACACCGACAGCGGATCTCGCCAGTAGCACCAAAAACGACATAGACAGGAGAGGCCGGCCGTGGCAATAACATTCACGGCCGGCACTTCTGTTGAGTCAACCGGCAGCGTCACGAGCACGACCGTCACACTGCCCGCCGGCCTCGCGGCCGGGGACTACACGATCATCGTTGCCTCCCTGAATGCGTCCTCGGGTGTCATCACGACACCCGCCGGCTGGACGAACATTCTCGCGTCCACAAACAGCGTCAACGGATCCACCTCCGACGCGCTCGCAATCTTCTACCGGAAGTGGGTATCGGGAGATACCAACCCGGCCATCACGACCAGCAACGGTCGCTTTGCAGCCACACCCATCCGGGTGCAGGGCGCGGACGCGACTACGTTCGTGGACGTGGCTGCCACCGTCACTCAGGCAGCCGCCGGCGCGACCACGCTGACCGCGCCGACGATCACCCCGACCAGCGGCTGGCTGGTCTGCGTGTTCAACGGCCGCAACCAGACCAACGGCGTCTTTCTGACCCCGTTCACCGGGCTCTCGGGCACGATGACCGCAATCGCCGAGGCCTCCGGCAAGGCCACGGCGCAGACCAACGCGGGCCACCTGGTCGCCTTCGAGGCGGTTACGCCCAGCTCCGCCACCGGCACCCGGCAGGCCAACCCGGCCGTCGCAACTACCGGCGCCATGGGCGTTTCGTTCTCGCTGAAGGAAGCCGCCGCTGGCGGCGGGGCGCAGACCGTGAGCCCCGCGGGCTTCGGGACCGGCGAGACATTCGGTACCCCGGTAGCCTCTAACATTCTTGTCACCCTCCCCGGGGGTGTTCCCACCGCTGAGACGCTTGGCTCCCCTGGCGTTTCGACCACGGTGACGGCCCAGCCGGCCGGAATCACATCCGGCCAGGCGATGGGCGCCCCGACCATCGGCACGGCACTCCCCGCCAGCCCGGCAAGCGTTGCCTCCGACGAGGCCTTCGGCGCCCCGGTGACGACCACGACCCTGACGGCATCGCCGTCGGGGATTGCCAGCGCTCAGGCCTTTGGCACCCCGACCAGGACCGGCAACCTCACCGCCACCCCCGCAGGCGTGGCATCGGCGCAGGCCTTCGGCGCGCCGAGCATCGCCAGCACGCAGTTCGTGTCCGCTTCGGGCATCGCATCCGCGCAGGCCATGGGCACCCCGTCTGTAGCCATGCCGGTCACAGCCTCCCCCGCGGGCATCCCGACGGCGGAAGCGTTCGGCGTCCCGCGGGCCGCATCGTCCAAGACCTACAGTCCGGACGGCATTCCATCGGCCGAGTCCTTTGGAGCCCCGACTCTGGCCGCCACCCTGGCGGTAGCTCCCCCGGGCATTGCCGGCGCCGCAGCCTTCGGCTCGCCGTCGGTGACGGTCGTGGATCTGAACAAGACGCTGAGTCCCGCCGGAATCCCGTCGGCCGGCGCCTTTGGCGCCCCGAACGTCATCGGCAACCGCGTGGTCGGTCCCTCGGGGATCGCATCGCTCGAGTCCTTCGGCACGCCCAGGCAGACGAACGTCCTGGTGGCCTTGCCGGCCAACCTGCCCTCCAGAGGGACCACCTTCGGCTCGCCGGCGATCAATACCTCACTTACCGCGGGCCCGCTCGGCATAGCAACGCAAGAGGCCGTCGGCCAGCCGGTGCTGATCAAGGTCGCGCTGCACGTCGGCCCCGCCGGCATCGTCAGCCTGGAAGCATTCGGTGCCCCCAGGGCAACCGGCGGCTCCGCGGCCACCCCCTACGAGATGGCGGGGGCCATGCTGTCCCGCCGCTACTCCGGCCGCCTCGGCGTCCCGGAAAACACCGCAATCAAACCAAACCGCTGGGAGGGAACCCTTGGCTAACGCCTACCCACGCGAAAGCGTCGAGTTCCAGCCCGTCAAAGTCACACGCGACGGGCTCGTAGTCACCACAGGGCTCGAGTTCGCCGTCGTCCCGGACGGAGAGCGGCCGGTCACTTTCACGCCGGCCGCCACCGTCGCAGGCAACACCGGAGTCATGGTCTCAGGCCTGGCCCGCGGGACGTACCGGATCTTCGCGCGCGTCACCACAGCCCAGGAGATCCCGGTGATCGACTGCGGCTATTTCTACGTCACTTAGGAGAGTCTTGAAGGTAACCGTCTACACAAAGAAGCCCTGCTCGCAGTGCGACATGACAATGAAGCTCATGGACCGCGAGGGGATTGTCTATGAGGCGGTAAGCCTGACGGACGAGCTGGTGGAGAAGTTCAAGGCCGAGGGCCTCATGCAGGCACCCATCGTTGTCATCGGCAATTACGGCCGCCGGTGGGCCGGCTTCCGGCCCGACCTGATCAAGGAACTGAAGCCCAAGGATGCCGCGGCCTAACCCCTGGGCCGGCTCCACCCGCAAGGCGTCGCTCCCCGTGGATTGGGAGCGGCTCCGGCAGGCCTGTTTCAAGCGGGACGGCCACCGCTGCACCTGGATCGAAAACGGGCAGCGATGCCCCGAGCCGGCCACCGACTGCGACCACATCAACGACCGGGAAGACCATAGCCTCCGGAATCTCCGCTCGCTGTGCTCCGACCATCACCTGAGGCGCACCAGCAAGCAGGCCCATGAGGCCCGCAAGGCCCTGAAGGCCCTGGGCCGGCTCCCCGAGGAGCCGCAGCCCGGCATCATCAAGGGCCCGCCCCGACCGACCAAATACAAAGGATTCTGACCATGGGACAGCACGGCCCCATGCCGAAGCGTTCCGAGGAGCGCACGCGGCGCAACAAGCCCGAGAACGAGGGCGGCGTCCCGCTCAGCAAGGGCGAGCGCGTCTCCTTCCGAGTCCCGCCGGCAGATCCCAACTGGGCCCCGCGGGCCAAGCAGTGGTACAAGTCGCTCTCCCGCTCCGGGATGCGTGACTACTACGAACTCTCGGACTATGAGACGGCGCGCATCCTCTGCGACGCCCTCACCGAATACTACAAACGCCCCTCAGCGATGATGCTCGCCACCATCCTGCAGGGCATGACCGCCCTCGGAGTGACCGAAGGCGAGCGCCGGCGAATGCGGATCGAACTCGAAGATCCCAAGGAGCTTGAGACTCCCGCATCCGTGACGGCCATTAGCAACTACCGGAAGCAGCTGGGGGTCCAGGAGACCTAACCCTGCCCGGTCGAAAGGGTGGGGCCAGGTGCCCAACGCTTCAATGAAATGCCCCCAAGGGGGTGATCACAATCCCTTCAATTACGCAGGAAGAGCTGGCGCTCATTACCCCGTCAGCTGAAGCAGCGCGAGAGCTGTTTCCCCCGAGCTTTATCGGCCCGACGTGGCAGAAGGACGAGAACGGCCATTGGCTTCTCCCCGAGCACACGCTCGGCTGGGAAATCCTTGGCTGGGTCGCCGAATGGCTGACCTTCTCCGACGGCCGGCCGTGGATGGCAACGCCTGAACAGGCGCGGTTCATTCTCTGGTTCTACGCCATCGACCACCGAGGCAAGTTCCGATACCGCAAGGCCGTCCTCCAGCGCATGAAGGGGTGGTAGCCAGGGGTAAGGACCCCCTGGCCGCCGTGCTGAGCATTGTCGAACTGATCGGGCCCAGCCAGTTCTCCCACTGGGGAGAGGATGGCGAGCCCGTCGGCAAGCCGCACCCCGACGCTTACGTGCAGGTCACAGCGGTATCGGAATCCCAGACCGAGAACACCCGCGACGTGTTCCCCGGCCTCATTCCCACGCGGACCCGCATCGCCTTCAACATGGATGTCCAGAAGGAGATCATCTACGCGAACGGCGGCAAGCAGAAGCTCCGCACCATGAGTGCGAACTTCCGCTCCGCGGAAGGTGGCCGCGTCACCTTCTGCATCGCCAACGAGACGCACCACTGGACCCCGGGCCAGCGCGGCCCGCAGTTCATGAACGTCATCACCAACAACCTCACCAAGGTCAAGGGCCGGCTGCTCTGCATCACCAACGCCTACGAGCCTGGTGAAGATAGCGTGGCCCAGCGAATCCGCGAGGAGCAGGAAAGGGTCTGGGCCGGCCTGGCCGAGGACTCCGGCTGGCTTTACGACAGCCTGGAGGCCCATCCGGATGCCCCGCTGACCAAAGACTGGGCGCCGTACATCGTGGAGACGATCCGCGGCGACGCGGTCTGGCTCGACGTCGAGGACATCGTCCAGGAAATCCAGGATGGTTCCAAGACCGTCGCCTCCAAGAGGCGGATGTGGTTCAACCAGATCGTCTCGGCTGGAGACTCCCTCATCACCGTGGGTCAGTGGGATGGCATCCTCAAGCCCGGCTGCTGGGGAGACAAGCGCGACCTCAGGCCCGGCGACCATATCGTCCTGGGCTTCGACGGCTCCAAGACCGACGACGCCACCGCCCTGGTGGCGATCCGGATCGAGGACAAGCTCATCGTCCCGCTGGCCATCTGGCAGAACCCCGACCCCGCGCTCGAGTGGCATGTGCCCGAGGCGCAGGTCGATTCAGAGGTCCACCTGGCGTTCCAGACCTACAAGGTGCTGGCGTTCTTCGCCGACGTCGCCTACTGGGACTCCTACGTGGATGCCTGGGCCGAACAGTACCGCGAGCAGCTGCTGGTGCGCGCCAGCGCGCGCTCCACGGTCGGCTTCGACATGCGCGCCAACAAGCAGATCATCGCCCAGACGACGGAGGCCTTTGTGGGCTCCATCGTGGACGGCCGGCTGCAGCAGAACGGCGACAAGCTCATGCGCGTCCACGTCCTCAACACCAAGCGGCGCACCAACTCCTTCGGCCTGTACTTCGGCAAGGAGTCGGAGACCTCATTCCGCAAGATCGACGCTTTCGCTGCCGGCTTCCTGGCCTACATGGCACTGACGAAGTTCATCGAGTCCGGCAAGACGCTTCCCAAGGAATACACCCGGAAGCTCTACCAGTTCTGATTAGGAGAAGCCTTTGGCTACCATGCACGAGTTTGCCACTGGGCAGGAAGACCACGTCCTGGCAAACCGGCAGGTCGCTGCCGGAAAGTTCGATCTGAAGCTCGTCGAGAGCATGATGCTCACGCTTCGGCATGATCGTACCGATTACGATCTCTGCAACGACTACCTCGAAGGCAAGCAGCTCCTGCCCTACGCCCCGAGGAACGCCACTCCGCAGATCAGGGACCTGCAGCACCGCTCCATTGCCAACTGGATACCGCTGCTCGTGAACCTGCCGGCGCAGATGTCCTTTGTGGACGACTACCGCCGGCGGTCCCACGGCAAGCTGGAGAAAAAGGGCAAGAAGGACAAGGCCCAGGAGACCTCCGAGACGCAGACCACCGAGTGGACCCTGTGGCAGCAGAACCGGATGGACGGCCGCCAGGCCGTGATCTACCGCTCGGTCCTGACCTACGGCCACGCCTTCGTCGTCGTGAACAACCTCGACCCGAAGAAGATCCGCTTCGACATCCTGTCCACCAGGAACACCGTGGCGTACTTCAGGGATCCGGTCAACGACATCCGGCCCAGCCACGTCCTGACGATCATGAGCTACCCGCGCAGTGAGCAGATCCCCGGTCTCGCCGTCTTCTACGACGACGTCTACCGCTGGGAGATGAGCTACACCTTCGAGGGCCGCTTCGTCGTCAAGGGCAAGCCGTTCAAGCACGGCCTCGGCCAGTGCCCGGTGATCCGGTACACCTGCTTCATCGACGACGAGGGCCGCACCCGCGGCGTCGTCAAGCCGGCCATCCCGCTGCAGGACCGCATCAACCAGGCCACGTTCTCGACCAATGTGACCGCCGATTTCGGCGCCTTCAAGGTCCGCTACGCGGCCGGCCTGATCCCGAACTTCAAGCGGGATGAGGAAGGCAACGTGGTCCTCGACGAGGCCGGCGACCCGATCCCGGTCCCCATCGAGGTCTCCCAGGCCCAGATGCTGGTCTCGGACGACCCGCAGACCAAGTTCGGCCAGCTGGACGAGACCCCGCTGGACGGCTACCTCCGCCAGGAGGAGCAGGCCGCCCGTAACTTCACCACGATCTCCCAGTTCCCTCCCCTGGCTTCCATCTCCAACCTGGCCAACCTGTCCGCTGAGGCATGGGCCGCCGCGGAAGCGCAGTTCATCCGTTGGATCGACGCCCTGCATATCTCGCTGGGCGAGTCCCACGAGGAGCTGTTCCGCACCGCGGCCCTGGCCGCCGGCGACGCAGACGGCGCACAGTCCTACGGCGGCGAGGTCCGGTGGCGCGATATGACCACCAAGACCGTCGCGGTCATGATGGACGCGCTCGGCAAGGCCGCCCAGATGCTCGACGTTCCCCGCAAGGGCCTCTGGCCCATGATCCCGGGCGTGACCAACGGCATGCTCGACGACTGGGAGACGCTCCACGAGGAGCAGGTCCAGGACGACATGGAACGCGATCCGCGCATGATGCAGGCCACGGCCGCCGGCGCCCAGATCAAGTCCAACGCCAACGCCGCACAGAAGAAGCCCGTAGATGGCAACCGCAAGTGAGGTCCTGGCGCTAGAGGAACTGCACCAGGCCGCACAGGCCCGCCTGGGCCTGGCGGCGGCGTTCCTCGCACTCGCTGAGTGGGAAACCGTTTCCTCCCTGAACGCCGCGGGCACGGCCGCGGAGTGGCTGCTGAAGTCGCTCCGTGCCATCACGGCGATCCGCAAGATGTCCCGGCAGCTGGCCATTAGCTACTACCAGCTCGCACGGGCCCTGGAGACCGGGCGCACATTGGGTGTGCCGGAAGGCTCCACCGGCGACGTAACGCTGGGCGAACTCCGGAAGAACTTCCGCGATGCCGCCCTTGACGTCGCATCCCTCCCCTCCACCCGCACGCGAAGCGACGACCCCGACATCCGGTGGTTCGAGGAGACCCTAAGGGCGCAGGACGCCCAGGGAATCGAGAACGCCCGGTCAGTCCGGATCGCAGACGTGCCGGTGGACCCCCTCATCCAGAACCTCATGGATGTGGAAGGCCAGGATGACATCCGGCCGATTCAGATTGACGAGTACGAGTGGCCAGAGGCCATGAGCTACGAGGAGGTCGAGGAAGCGTACCGCAGGCTGCTCAGGAAGCAGGCAGTGGACCACTCGACCGACGCCGTCAAGACCATCCGGGCAGACGAAGATCTGACCCCGGATCTGGCCATCACCCAGATCGAAGTTGCTCACGCAGCAGCCGGCTCCATCGGATCCGGAACCGTGGACGCCGTCGGGATGGAAGGCGGCCGGGAGGTCATCAACCGGGCGATCCAGGACGACAAGCTCGTCAAGGCCGTCGCCCGTGGCACCAGTTCCGACCCGTGCGCATTCTGCGCCATGCTCGCCTCGCGTGGATTCGTCTACAAGAGCGAGAAGACCGCCTTCGTGGGCGACGACGTCGAGAAGGTCCACATCAACTGCCACTGCTTCCCGATTGTCCGCTTCACGCGGCAGTCGGAGCTGCCCGAGATGAACCGCTACTTCCAGGAGAAGTGGCCGGAGGTCACCGCGGGCTATTACGGCCTCGAAGCACGCAAAGCCTGGCGCCGCTGGATCTACGCCCAGCGCAAGGCAAATCCCTCAGCGCCCCACGGGGCGCGCAAGACCAAATAGTCCCAGGAGGACATGAATGTCTGAGCAGCAGACCCAGGGCCAGGAGCCCAACGCAAGCACCGAACAGCAGCAGCAGAGCCAGGCACCGGACCCGTGGGAAAAGTTCCCCGCGGAGTTCAACTGGGTCCGCAAGGAGCTGGAGGACACCCGCCGGGAGGCCGCCGAGAAGCGCGTCCTGGCCAAGGAACTCCAGGACAAGCTGGCGAACGCCAAGACTCCTGAAGAGGTGCAGCAGATCATGGCTGCAAACGACACCAAGACCGCGGACCTTGAGGCCCAGCTCGCCCGCGAGCGCGTGGCCCGCAAGACCGGCCTCGACGACGACCTCGTGGAGTTCCTCACCGCAAAGACGGAAGAGGACCTCCTGAAGCAGGCGGCCAAGCTGGCCGGCCGCAAGAAGGCCGACGAAGAGAACGACCCCGTAGTTGTGACGCAGCTTGACCCCCGCGGGGGCAAGGACCCGAGCACCGAGCCCAATGAACTCGACGGCTACGCCGAGTGGGAACGGTACAAGAAGAACCGTCACTAGCCCCAAACCCCCCAGCGCCTAAGGGCGCTTTTTTCATGCCCTGAAAGGGATAGCAATGTCTTACACCCCTCACCTGAAGGTGAAGCCGGCGGTGCTCGTCCAGTCTGCAGTTTCTGCGCTGAGCGACCAGCTGTCGATCTCCAACACGGTAACCAAGCGCAGCGACATGAAGACCTTCTTCAAGTCCTCGGGCGATACCATCAGCCAGCGCGTCAAGGGCACCGTCCCCGTGCGTACCTACACCGCGCGCAACGACCGCAGCCAGCCCATCATCACGGACCAGTACCAGGAAACGGTCGTGACCGTGACCATCTCGGCTGACCGTCCGTACTCCGCCATCAAGATGACGGACGAACAGCGCGACTGGGACTTCCAGGACGGCTGGGGCGACATCATCGAGGCTCAGACCTCCTCGATTGCCTCCTACCTGGAGCACGGCGTGCTCAACCAGATCCTGAAGGCGCCTTACGAGCGCGTCATCAAGGTCGCGGCCACCGACCCTGCCAACCAGGATCGGTTCTACAACGCCGTCGTGGACGCCAAGAAGGCCCTCCGCCTGATGCGCACCCCGAACGACACGCTCTACTGCGTGTGCGGCGTGGACTTCGAGGAACAGATCCTCAAGTCCAACCGCTTCCTGAAGGATCAGACCCGCGGCGACGACGCGCTGACCTCGGCCAAGCTCGGCGTGATCGCCGGCGTGCAGTTCGTGTCCAGCACCCAGATCCCCGCTGACGAGGCCTACATGTACGCCTCCTCGGGCTTCCTGGTCTTCACCGGCGTTCCCTCCATCCCCCAGTCCGTGCCCTTCGGCTCGACGGCTTCCGCCGGCGGCTGGGCTCTGCGCTGGCTCATGGACTACGACACCGCGTACCTGACCGACCGCAGCGTCTTCGACTGCTACGCCGGCTACAGCTACGTCAAGGACCGCCTCGCGGTCTTCGACGGCTCCAGCCGCGAAATCGTCTCCACCGACGAGTACTTCGTCCGTGGCGTGAAGCTGGTCCTCAACACCAGCTCTGCTGTGGAAAAGAAGCCCGGCGACGGCTCCACCACGACCCCCGGCGGTTCCGCCAGCTCCTTCCTGGCCAAGGCCTACAACCTGCAGCCGATCACCGGCCCGGTTGCTCAGGGCGAGCCCTTCCCGCTCGGCGGCAACTACCCGGGCGCCAAGGCTGCTGCTACGGCTACGGCTACCCGCTCCGGCAGCACGGTCTCCGCGATCACTGTCACCGCTCAGGGCTTCGGCTACACCTCCACCCCGACGGTCACCATCTCCGGCGGCGGCGGCACTGGCGCAACGGCTGTTGCGACCATCGCCAACGGCCAGGTCACCGCGATCTCCGTCACGGCTGCGGGCACCGGCTACACCTCGAACCCGACCGTTACCGTCGCGGCCCCGTAGTAGGAGAAGCCAATGCCAGCACTTGCTTCAGTAGCAATGGTCGCGGCTCGCATCGGCGAGCCCATCGAGACCGTGGACGACGTGAAGCTGGCGGAGGCTGTGCTCGACCATGCGTCGAACCTCATCCGGTTCTACGCGGATCAGCCCGGATGGACTGCTCAGAACGCCCCGGCCATGGCCGTCTCCATTTGCGTGGAGGCGGCCCACCGGGGCTTCCTGAACCCGAGTGGCTTCGATATGGAACGCGGCGACATGGTCACGTTCAACCGAGCCGAGGCGTATGTCTCGGGCGCGGAACTGACCAAGACCGAGATCACCATCGTCAAGGCCCTGGGGCGCACGGGCAACGTGCGTTCCGTCGGGCTGGCCAGCTCCGACCGGCCTGTTCCGAGGTCGCGCCCTTTTGACTGCGACCGCGGGTATGCACCTGTGGACTGGGGCGGCAACAAGCCGTTCCCCCTGGGGTACTGGTAATGGGCCGCTCGCGCCTGCTCGACGCAGGCAGGGAGGTCATGCTGATCTACCCCGAGGTCGTGACCCACAATGCCCGCGGTGACGAAGTCCGGGTTCCGGCCGACGTGCCGGTAGAGATCCGGGTCACCACCTCCTCGCAGCGGCAGGGCGACGCCGAACTCCCCGGCCAGGTCTCCATCAAGGCGATGCGCTGCATCACCCGTGATGCCCCCGTCGGTTCCTGGGCGCGGATCGTCTTCCGCGGCGAGGAATGGGACCTTGCGGCCCCGCCTCGCTTCACCCCGGGAATCTCCAGGGCCACCAGGCACGTCGAGTTCGTCATCCGGTCCCGCAACCGACTGGAGGACTAATGGACGACCACATCATCGAGTGGCTGACGCCGGACAACGGCATCCATTCGGTGGAGAGCATCGTCTCCCACATGCCCGGCACCCGAGTAGCAGTAATGGGCGCCGCCATGGGCATTGCGCGAGACGCCTCGGCGAACCTCAGCATGCACTACCGCAAGGGCAACGCCTACATCGAAGTCGAGGGAGCGCCCCCGCGCAAGCTCGACGCCTATGTCTACCTCCGGGACTCCGATCCCGGCGGTGAGGGCAGGGGCGGCCGTAACAAGGCCGACCGCTCTGCGATGTCCATCGAGTTCGGGTGGACCACCAAGAAGGGCAAGGAAGTTCCCGGCCTGCACATCCTCGGCAACGCCATGCAGCGTGCCGCTTCACGATACAGGGGACGGTGATGGCTTTGGTCTACGGCGACGCAACCGTAACGCCCGACACGCCCTACTTCGGCTCGGCAGACGAGCTGGTGCGGAAGATCTTCGAGAACTTCTTCGCCGGCCAGGACGTGCATGTCTACTCCGGCTACTCGGAGAACATGCAGACGCCGGCCATCGTGGCCCGCCGCGACCGCCGCTCCGGCACGCTCGCGCTGCACTCCCAGGATGACCGCTTCATGCAGCCCGTGATCCTCATGGTCAGCACCGTCACCTCCGGTGTGGACGCTGACGAGGAGGGCGAGGAACTGCAGGAGATGTGCCGCTACGCACTGCGCCAGGCACAGCAGAAGCAGCTCTACTTTCCCAACTGCGGCCACATCGCAGTCATGGAGGCGTCCACCCATCCCGCCAAGGTCTCCGACTGGCAGACCTCCACCTCGGTGGTGCAGTACGCATCGCTCCCCAAGGGCGCGGTTCGCTACGAGGCCATCTTCCGCCTGCTCATCCGCCCTCCGGCCCCGAGCACGATCACAAACCGCTTCAAGCCCCGCGCATAACGCCGGGGCTTTTCTTATGGGGCTGAGCCCCTTCTAGGAGAAAATCCATGGCACTCGACAACACTGCCGTGCTGAAGGTCGGAACCGGCCACTTCTACACGGCGCCTGTCGGCACTGCAATCCCCACTGACCTCCGCAACCCGGCCGGGCCGTGGACCGAGGTCGGCCACACCTCCGTGCAGGACATCCTGTCCGCAAGCTCGGAAGGTGGCGAAACCACCACGCTTCGCTCGCTGCAGAACAAGACTCTGCGGCAGACCGTGGCCGCTCGCACTGAGGCGTTCATCATGAACCTGCTCCAGTTCGATGCTCCGGGCCTGAAGCTCTACTACGGCTCGAACGCCGCCGTTGTCAACGGCCGCGTGCGCGTCCCCTCCAACCCGGTCCCGACCGAGGTTGCCTGGCTCGTCGTCTTCTATGACGGCCAGAGCACCGCGGGCATCTACGCCCCCAAGGTCTCGATCATCCGCTCCGACGACCTCGCTGTCGCCGATACGGAGAACCTGGCCCAGCTCTCGCTGAAGGTCACCCCGCTCAACCACGGCTCGAACGACTGGCCGTTTGAGTGGATCCCGCCGGCGGTCATCCTCTCGACCGCTACGGCCACGGCCTCCCGCACCGGCAACACGGTGTCCGCGGTGACCGTCGTCTCCGGCGGCGCCGGCTACAGCACCGCTCCGGCTGTGACCTTCTCGGGTGGTGGCGGCACGGGTGCCGCTGCGACCGCAGTGGTCCAGGACGGCGTCGTGACGGCAGTGAACGTCACCAACGGCGGCACGGGCTACACCACCGATCCCTCGGTGACCATCGCAGCTCCGTAGTGAAAAACCCCTGTGGGGCTGGGTGCGGACCCCGGCCCCACAGGCCCTCTCCAATAAGTCCGCCATTCCCTAAAAGGAGTCCGCAATGTCCGCACTTTCACTCGACGATCTGCGCAAGGGCGCAGACGCCAAGTACCCCGACTTTGAAATTGAACTCGAGGACGGAAGGATCCTCGGCTTCAAGCCCGTCCTCCGGCTGCCCAAGGAGAAGCGCAAGGCCGTGGCCGACGCGCTCGACCTGAAGAAGCGCCTGGAGGCACTTCCTGAAGACCACGAGGTCGATCAGGCCGAACTGATGATCAGCGTCCTCTCCGACGCCCTGCATGCGGCCGAACGCACCCGCGGTGACTTCGCCAAGCTCGCCAAGTGGGCCGGCATGGATGACCTCGGCATGTGGCTGTTCCTCTTCGAGCAGTACTCCGAAGTGACCGACCCGGGGGGAGCCTCGCCCTCGGAGAGCTAATCGACGCCTACGGCGAGGAGATCTACCTGGATCTCAAGGAGTTCTGGGGACTGGACCTCGTCAGCTTCATTGCTGGCGAGGTCTTTTCTTCTATCCCCGTCATTCTCGCCATGCTGCGCAACCTCCCCGAGGGCTCCCGCTACTACGCCGCCATGGCCGTAGATCACCCGAGCGACGAGTCGGAGTCCGCAAAAGCCGACCCGCGCCAGGAAGCCATCATGGACCACCGCGTTTGGACCTTGGATCGCCGCCTCCAGGCGATGGCCATCAACGCGCTCAACCTCAACACCGCTGTCTCCGGTCACTGGGACAAACCGCCGGACTTCGAGACCATCGGCCCCGCCTCGTGGCGCAACGACCCGAAGGCAAAGAAGAAGTCCGAGCAGGAGTTCACGGACAACTTCGACTTCTTCAGAAAGATGGGATTCCCCCTTGGCTGACATCAAGCTTGTCGGCGCCGTAGCCATCAAGGTACGGCCCAATGCAAAAGGCTTCCGGCGCGAAACCCAGGACCAGGTCTCGGACGAGCTGCGGGGCTACGAAACCGCGGTCAAGGTCAAGGTCAAGGGCGACACGACCGAGCTGGTCACCGACGTCCAGAAGGCCAAGAAGGCAGCCGAAGACAAGGGTATGACCCTGAAGGTCGGCCTCGACTACGACTCGGTGCGCCGGGCCCAGCAGCAGCTGGACAAGGCCATCAAGAACATGTCGGCCACCGAGATCGAGGTCACCCTCGACGACGCTGGAATCGCCAGGGCCCAGGCCGAGCTGGACGAGATCAAGAAGGGCGCCAAGGTCGAGATGACCTACGTCCAGGACAAAAAGGGCTACCAGGCTGTCCTCGACAAGATCGCTGAGATCCGCCGGCAGAAGCTGGAGAAGGAAGTCTCCTTCGACACTGACGACGCCTCGCTGGACCGCATGGAGCGCAAGTTCACCAAGCGGCTCAACGGGGGCTTCAGCAAGGCCGCCGTCACCGTCTCCTACACCAACAACCGGGCCTCCATCCAGGCGGCGCTGGATCAGGTCAACAATGAGCTGGACAAGATCCGGCAGGTCGAGTTCGACGTCACGCTCGACCAGAAGTCGCTCAAGACCGCCCGCAGGATGCTGCAGGACGCCCTGGCCAAGGAGCCGGTGGAACTCAAGGTCAACTACGACGACCAGGAGTCCCTGAAGTCCACGCGCGACAAGCTGCGCGAGATGCTCTCGGAGCTGAACTCCAAGACCCTGTCGGTCGCCTTCAACGAGGAGGCGCTGCGCACCGAGCTGCGCCGCATCGACGAGATGATCAAGGACGAGGTCGAGGACAAGGACCGCGACGTCGAGCTGCCCGTCCACACCTCCGGCCTGGAGATGGTGGCACGGCAGCTGCAGTTCGCCTCACGCGCCCGGCGCGTGCCGTTCCATGTCGTGGTCGATCAGAAGTCGATGATCATCGCCGAGGGTCTGCTCCGCTCCCTGGCGGGCGTCAACACCCTGCAGGCCGCCGGCCGCGGGCTCGAGTCCATCATCACCAAGTTCGACACCATCGCGCTCAAGGGAGCCGGCTGGGGCGCCGCCATCGGCGGCATCGCCGACACCCTCGCCTACATGACCACCGCGGCCCTCTCCGTGGGCGACGGCATGTTCGAGGTCGTCGGCCTCCTGGCCATGGCCCCGGCCCTGATCTCGGCAGTCGCCGCAGCAGCGGTCATCAACACGATGGCCTTCGACAACATGAAGAAGGCGTTCAACGGCGACAAGAAGGCCCTGGCCGCCCTGGCCCCGGCCGCGCGCGAAGCCGTCCGCGTCCTGGATGACACCTGGAAGACCATGCAGAAGCCCGTCCAGCAGGCGTTCTGGGAGACCGCTGGAGCCTCGCTCCAGGAGTTCGTGGACAAAGTTATCCCGCAGTTCACGGAAGGCCTGGAGAAGGCCGCTGGGAGCGCCGGCAAGGGCTTCGACAATATCGTCAAGGCCTTCAATACCATCGCCATTTCGGGCGACCTGAAGAAGATGTTCGAGAACCTCGACGTCCTCTTCCTGCGCGGCAGCGAGGCGGCAGCCCCGCTGATCGAAGCCTTCAACATCCTGGGCCTCCGCGGGTCGGAGTTCTTCCCCCGCTTCGGCCAGTGGATCCTCGACGTCTCGACGCGGTTCCGCGACTGGATCGCGGAAGCCAGCAAGCTCGGCGACATCACCTCATGGATCGAAGACGGCGTCAACTCGCTCAAGGACATGTGGCTCGCCGGCGGTGCGATCATCGACCAGTTCAAGGCACTGGCCCGCGCCAGCGGCGCCCTCGGCAACAACGGCCTGGACGACTTCCGCCGGAACATGGAGTTCATCGCCAAGCTGATGCTGGCGGAGCCCTTCCAGTCCCAGATGGCTTCCATCTTCTTCGGCGCCCGCAGGGGCGCCACCGAACTGAACAAGGGCGTCAAGGACCTGGCCGGCACCTTCATGGATGCCTCGGCCTGGACCTCCCAGCTGCTCACCCTGCTGGGCCGCTTCGGCGGCGACGTCCTCTCCGGCGTGGCCCGGACCTTCAGCAACCTGACCTTCCAGACCGGGATGCTCGAAGCCCTCCGCGGCATGTCGGACATGGTCAACACCATGAACCCGGCCTTTGACCGGCTGGGCAGCCTGCTCGGCAACGTCGGCAAGATCTCTGCCAGCGTCTTCCGCGGCCTCGGCCCCGTGTTCAACACGGTGCTCGGGATCCTGGATGACTCGGTCGGCAAGATCACCGACAACCTGGCCAAGATCTCCCCATCCCTGCTGACGCTGACCAACAACCTGCTCAACGTCGCCCGGGGCCCGATCTCACTGCTCACGGACATGCTCAACGCTTTCCTGACGGTGCTGAACGCCCTCCCGGGACCGCTGCGCGACGGCACGGTGGCCTTCCTGACCTTCCTGCTGCTCCGCAACCAGTTCGGCGCCTTTGCCAGCGGCCTGAGCCGCATGTGGACCAGCCTGACCACCTCCACGGTGGCCGGAGTCGCTGCCCAGAAGGCAGCCACGGCCGGAGTGGCCACGGCAGTCGATGGAGTGAACCGGAACCTGGTCATCATGGCCGACGGCTCCGTTCGGCAGATGTCCCGCTTCGGCCAGATCATGCAGACCGGCATGGCCAGTGCCCGGGCCCACATCAACTCCTTCGATGCCAACACCATCGTCGGCAGGATGTCGGCTGCGGCCACTGGCGTGGCCGGCTTCGTCGGCAAGATCAACAGCTCGCTGGCCCTGATCGGCGGTGTGCCCGGACTCATCCTGGGCGGCATCGGCGTGGCCATGTCCGTGATCGGCGGCAACGCCGCAGACGCGGCGGCCAACATCGACCGGCTGCGCGAGACGCTGGACAAGGCCAGCGGGGCTGCGACGTCGGAAACCCTGACGGCCATCTCCTCCAAGGTCTCCGAGATCGACAAGGCAGGCGACGCCTGGGCCAACTTCTGGCGCGGCGTCGTGAACAACTCCAAGGCCGGCAACGAAACGCTCGAGCAGCTCGGCATCAGCATCGGCGAGGTCTCCCGGATCATCGCCGGCAGCCGGGCCGAGTACGACTCCTTCGTGGGCAGCCTGAAGACCATCGGCAACGCTGGCAACCTCAAGGAACTCGTCGAGTTCATGAAGACCGGCGGGATCTCCGGCGACGTCTCCAAGCGCCCCATGGCGCCGGGTGACGAGTTCGCCACGAACATCGCAAAGCTCAAGCAGCTGGAGGAACAGGCCAAGGCCGTCAAGGCCCTGGGCCTGAACCCCTCGCTGTTCGAGGGCCCGAACGCGATCAACACCCAGAGCATCCAGAACCTCACCAACAAGATGGACGAGCAGCGGCTCGCCTTCGAGCTGGCCCAGCGCGGCCAGGCGATCTACGCCCAGACCCTGGGAACCACCGTGGAGCGCAGCAAGGAAGTCGCCTCCATCGTCCAGATCATCGGTGACGTTTCCGCGGATGCCGCCGGCAAGATCGACGCGATCAACAAGTCCCTGGAGATCCTGAACAAGAACGGCGTCTCCGACCAGGAGGCCAAGATCGCTCGCGTTGAGGGCATCGAGGCGGCCGTCGAGAACGCCAAGGCAATCGCTGAGTCCATCAAGGCCTCGCGTGCGTCCATCTTCGACGCCAACGGCCTGATCTCCGAGCAGTCCAAGGCCGGCCGCGACCTCTTCAAGATCATGAAGGAGTCGGCCGACAATGTGAAGATCCAGGCGCAGGCCACCTACGACGCGGCGATCAAGAACGGCGACACCGCGGCTGTGGCCGCGCAGAAGGCCGTCGATGTCGTGCGCTCGGGCGATGCGGACCTGCAGAGGATCGCAGACGCCGCCGGGCTCACCGTCGCAGAGCTGCGCGCCCAGTGGGGCAAGTTCTTCGGCTCCGAGTGGGATCTCAAGGCAACCTTCAGCGCGAACACGGACAACTTCCTGGCTGCACAGGCCGAGGCCAAGCGCCTCGGTGTGGAGTTCAACGAGTCCGAGTTCACCGCCTGGCTGCTGGCCAACCCCGACCCGGCCAACGTCACGACCGAGCAGGTCAAGGCCCACATGCAGGAATACGCGGCGACGACCTTCAAGGCCAAGCTGGACGCCCTCCCGGCGTCCGCGCAGGCGAACATCGCCGACGTCGTGGGCAGGGCTGATGCCTTTGCCCGGGGCGACTACACGGCGGTGCTCGAAGGCTTCAACGCCACGTCCCCTGCTGTGCAGTCGGCCATCGGCACGATCATGCGGCTGACCAACCCGATCTGGCAGGCCCAGCTCACGGCCCTGCTCAACCAGGGCTCCTACGCCGCGGTCGAGTGGCAGCTGATCCAGCTGACCCGGCCCCGTTCGGCCATCGTCAACGTGACCTACGCCGACGCCGGCCGCGATGCGGCCATGGCAAGCCGGGCCCCCCACCAGGCGAAGGGTTCCATCCTGGACCGCTTCGCGCGGGGCATGAACGGGTTCAACCCGCAGTACAAGTACTTCGCCAACGGCGGCATCGAGGACCACAGGGCCTCGATCTTCCGTCCGTCCTCCGTCCTTCGGTTCTTCGCCGAGCCGGAGACCGGCGGCGAGGCCTACATCCCGCTGGCCGTGTCCAAGCGGCCCCGGTCGGTGTCGATCCTCAGCGAGGTGGCCAAGAAGTTCGGCTACGAGCTGACCCGCTCGAAGAACTACGCCAACGGCGATGCCGGCGGCCACACCGTACCGACCCGGACGAGCAATACCAACGTGACCGTCGGAACCATCAACACCGTAGACCCGGAACGGGCCGTGAAGAAGCTGCAGGCAATGCAGCGCGACGCACTGGCCGTGGCCGGCATCGACGCATAAGGAGGACCCTACATGGGCGTTATTTTCGGCGGCATCCTCAACCCGCCCGCACCCCCCGTGTCATGGTCCGGCCTTGAGATGCGCTGGATCGGCTGGGACGACTCCGAATGGATTCTCTCGGACGAGACCCACGGGAGCGTCATGCTCCCCGGGGTCCGCGGTCTGAACATGCCCCCCATCATCCATCACCGGGCCGCCCACGCATCCGTGCCGGGCGCCCGGTGGCGGGGCAACTCTGTGGACGTCCGGGAGGCCTTCTGGCCCATCCAGATCTACTCCAACTTGGGAAGCCAGGACTGGATCGACAAGGACCGGGCGTTCTGGAAGACGATGAACCCGACCAAGGTCGGGACCTGGGTGGTTATCCAGCCCGACGGCAAGCGGCGCTCCCTGAAGCTCCGCTTCGTCGATGACGGCGACCAGACCTTTGAGCACGACGCCTCCAACGAGGGCTGGACCAACTACGGCATCACGTTCGCCGCGGAGCAGCCCTATTGGGAGGGCGAGGACATCACCGGCCTGTGGCAGGCCGGCTCCCAGGTTCCGTTCTTCGGGACCAGCGGCGGGCCGGCTTTTACCATCTCCCCCGGCAACACCCTGGAGTCTGCGAAGATCACCAACCCCGGCGACGTGGATTCCTACGTCGTGTGGCGGATCTACGGGCCGATCTCCTCGGCCACGGTGGGCATCAACGGCAGGAACATCGTCGTCCCGTTCAGCATCCCCGCTGGAGAGGTCCTGGAGATCGACACCCGGCCCACCGGCCAGGTCGCCATGCAGGGCCCCGCTGCGGGGCCCCTGACGGTGGACAAGACCCCGAGCCTGGGCGCCATCGACTTCGCCCCGCTCCCGGCGGATGTGGAGTCGGAGATGTCCCTGGCCATGACCGGCACCGGCCTGGTGACGGCCACCTTCACCCCGCTCTACTACAGGGCGTGGTGATATGTCCGAGCTTCCTTTCACCATCAAGGTCTACGACAAGGACCTGAACTTCAAGGCATTCATCGGCGACCCCGTGTCGCTGGTGGTCACCCCGCGCTTCAACCAGACGGGCACGGCGGCCCTGGAGGTGGAGATCGACCACAAGGCCGTTCCTCACCTCCTGGCCGACGGCGCGCGCATGGTGATCGAGCTGCGCGGTCAGTTCCTGATGAGCGGCAAGATCCACCGCCGGCGGGCCGAGGGCCCGACCATCGACGGCACCCTGACGGTCTACCTCAAGGACGACTTCCGGCTGCTGCACCAGATCATCGGCTACCCCGTCCCCGGCGCGGCCATCACCGCGCAGGGCGCGTCCGAGTACGCCACCTACACCGGCACGGCCGAGGCCATCGCCAAGGCCGTCATCAGTGCCAACATCGTGTCCCGGCTCGGCATGGACGTCGTCGTGGCCACCAACCAGAACCGCGGCGCCACGATCAACGGCGGCCTGAAGTTTCGGTTCCATCCGCTCTACGAGCAGCTGTTCCCCGCCATCGAGCAGGCCGGCATCGGGATCACCTTCAAGCAGGTCGGCAGCTCGCACATCCTGTGCGACGCCTTCGTGCCGCCGGTCTTCGCCCGGCCGCTGGATGAAAGCTCCGGAGTCATCACGAGCTGGTCCTGGTCCGATGAGGATCCGAAGGCGACCCATGTGGTCGCCGGCGGCCAGGGAGAGGGCACTGCGCGCGTTTTCCGGGAGGCCCGGGACTCCGCCCTTGAGGCGGACCACCGGGACGTCTGGGAGCTGTTCAGGGACGCCCGCGACGCGGACACCGACGCCATCGTGGTCACTCGAGCCCAGGAAATGCTGGCCGAGGAAGGCCCGCGTTCCGGCTTCGCCGTCCACCTGTCCGAGACGGAGCACTTCCAGTACGGCAAGGACGGCCTGGTGGTGGGGGCCCAGGTCACCATCAACATCGGCCTGGTCTCCCGCACGGACATTCTCCGCGAGGTCACCCTCAGCTACACCCGCGACGAGGGGCTCGTCACGACGCCCGTTGTGGGCGACATCCAGGACAGCCCAGACCGCACCATCGCAAACTTCCTTGCCCGAATGAAGAAGGGCATCACTGATCTGAAGGTGAGCAAGTAATGGCAATCACGAGCATCGGCTACGACGGCTCGATCAACGAGGCGCAGTGGGCGAAGATGATCCCGCTTGTGGGATCGTCCAACTACGGCGTGGCCGGGGCCGGTGACTTCAAGGTCACCCCGCACGCCACTATGGACCGCGGCGTCAACATCGCCACCGGCTCCGCCTGGGGCTACGGCGTCTACGACACCTCCGACGCAACCATCTCGCTGCAGGGGAACACGGTCGGCTCCGGCACGCGCTGGGACCTTGTGGTCATCCGGCGCAACTGGTCCGGCACCGGCGGATCGACCACGGTCATGATCGTGCAGGGGACGGCATCCAAGGTGCTCCCCTCCCGCAACACGACCCCTGGCACCCTCGACGACCAGCCCATCGCGCTGGTCCAGTTCACCGCCGGCCAGAGTGCGCCCACGGCAATCGTGGATCTGCGCTGCTGGTCACGCAACGGAGGTCTGGTGGCCAAGGACGACCTGGCCCTGACCTACCTCAAGGAACCGGGCGCCAGCATCATGATCAACGGCACGCAGTGGAACTGTGAGCTGGACGCCAACGGCAACCCCTCCTGGTCCACGTTCGTCATGGGCCGCATCCCGCTGTTCGGCGGATCGACCGGCGCCCTCGCAGGCGCCGCGGGCTCCAACCCGCAGAACCTGATCAACGGCGGCCAGCAGTTCCTCATCCAGGCCGGCTCCAACGTCAACTGGTCCGACAATTCGGGCTACGCCCGGCTTACCTTCCAGAAGCCCTTTCCCAACGGCCTGCTCACCGTCATCGCCATGGACGGCGACGACTGGGCTGGCGGCGGTTCCCTCACCTACGCCTCGGCCGGCAATGCCGGCGGCGGCGGGGGCGTGTTCGGCCAGGCAGGTTACGGCAGCACGACCGAGTGGGTCTATGCCCTGCGCGCCCAGCCGGCGTCAGCATACGGCACCGGCAGCTTGGTCTACAGCCGTGGTGGCGGGCTGAACAAGATCCACCGCATCAACTGGATAGCTATCGGCTGGTAGCGGAAAGACAACGACATGCCTCTCTACCCCTTTGAAACCCAGCTGGTCGTCAACGCTGACGCGACCAGCGTCATCCTCACGGATGCGCAGGTTACGATCTACGATCCGTCCGATACCGGCATGACCAGCCCCCTCGCCCTCGTGGACAGCGCGGGCCTCCCGCTCGCCAACCCTGTCCAGGTCACCAAGCAGGGATTCCTCCCCGCCTTCCAGGCGTCGATCCCCCAGGTGATGTGGGCCGGCGGTGGATACTTCGGCTTCCTCAGCTCCTACCGGGGCCTGCTGGACGAAGTCACTGCCGCCCGGAACGCGGTGGTCAACGCCGCCGCAGAGGCGGCCAACGCCAAGAACGCGGCCGAGGCCGCAGAGGCCGCAGCCGAAGCGGCTGCAGTGGCTCCCACCGACACGGTCATCGACCAGCGGCTTGCCGCGGCCGGCGCCGTCGGCTCGTGGAAGCCGAACACTGCCTACCTGCTCGACCAGTTCGTCATCGACCCGGACGGTGGCATCGTCAGGGCCAAGCTGTCCCACACCTCCGGGGCCACCTATGATGCCGCCAACTGGAGCGGCGGCGCGTCCGCCCTGTCCAGCTACCTCCCGCTGAACGTGAAGGACCCCCGGTTCGGCGCCGTGGGCGATGGCGTGGCTGACGACACGGCGGCCATCCAGGCCGCATTCGATGCAGTCCCCGCAGGCGGCCGGGCGGTCTACCTGCCCGCCGGCCGGTACAAGGTGACCTCGACCCTGAGGCTCACCAAGGACGGCACCACGCTCTACGGCGACGCCTCCGGAATGCGCGCAGGGGCCACCCAGGATTCCCGCGGCTCGCGCATCGAAGCAGCTACCGGAGTCACCGGCTCCGTCCTGCTGGTCCAGCGTGCGGAGAACGACCGCCCGCTCCACGGCGTCACCATCCGGGATCTCACCATTGACGGCAGCCTTGTCGGCACCAACGTGGACGGTGTCATCTTCCGGTCGAACATGGGCCACATGGACAAGGTCCATATCTGGCGCGCCTCGGGCGCGGGCCTCCGCGTGCTGGGCTACACCTCCCCCTCGTGGGAGACCTACGACTCCACGTTCTCCAACCTCATCATCGGCAACTGCACCGCCGCGGGTGCGGTGCTGGACGCCAAGTCCGCGGACAGCCACTGGACGCACTGCATTTTCCTGTCCAACCAGGACAATTTCGTCGTCAGGGGCGCCAGCGCGCAGGTGACGGGCTGCCACTTCTACACCGCCGGCCGGTATGACATCTGGTTCGACGGCGGCGGTTCCCGCGCCAAGTTCGCTAACTGCAAGATCGAAGGCGCCGCAAACCACATGGTCATGATCGACTCGACCAACGGCGGCTACTCCGACATCCAGTTCACCGGCTGCGGGTTCTCCTCGCTGAACTCCGTGGCGGCGGACAACACCTACGACTACGTCTTCATTACCGGCCCCACCGCGAACGGCATCGGCCGCACCACGTTCGTTGGCAACAACTTCAACGTCAAGGGCGGCACGACCATCAAGCCGCGCTCGGCCATCAACATGGACACCAGCGCGGTGCAGAACACCGCGATCCTCGCCAACTCCTTCGGGCCCCCGTCCCACTGGGGCACGAGTGCGGTGATCAACAACTCCTTCGCCTCGCTGACCCAGACCATCCGGGGCAACACCGGGGTGCCGGACTCGGTCCCGCTGCGGTCCACCTCGGCAACCGCCTACACGCCGACCATCGAAGACGCCGACCGCGTCGTCGAGACCACGGCCACCACGGCCGTGACGGTGACCATCCCCACGGTCGCCACGGCGGGCTGGCACAAGGGCACGGCCCTGGCCTTCACCCAGTACGGCACCGGGCAGATCACCCTCGTCGGCGCCTCGGGCGTGACGATCCGCACCGCGCGGACGCTGACCACCCGGGCCCGGTACTCGACGGTGCGCCTCTACATGCGCGGCACCAACGAGTGGATCGTCGAAGGGGACCTGACGTGATGTGGGTCGAGTGGATGATGTGGATCGTCCCGCTCCTGTCAACGATCCTCGCCGGCGGCGGTATCTGGACCCTCCTGGCAGCCAAGTCCACGGCCAAGGCAACCAAGGAGGCGGCAGAGGCCGCCGCCCAGGCGGCCAACCGCCAGGCGGCCACCGCCGACTGGTCCGGCCTGATGGCGTACTGGCAGTCGGAGATCAAGGCCCTCCGTGACGACAACAAGGAACTGGAGGTCCGGCTGATCCTCCTGGAGGAACGCCGCGACGCCGACCTGCAGCACATCGCCGATCTGGAAAACCACATCTGGCAGCAGCTGCCCCCACCGCCGCCCATCAGGCGGCTCCCCCGCAACCCCGACAGCAAGGCCCCGTAACAGGGGCCTTTGTCGTATCCAAAGGAGTCCGCATGGCATACGCATGGCCCTGGCCCAAGGGGTCAGTTACTTCGCAGGAGTTCGGCACCCGCCCCGGCGGGGTCAACCCCGCAGGCGGGCACACCGGCATCGACGTCCCGCTCCCGGTCGGCACTGCGCTGCGCGCACCGGCCGACGGCACGGTCGTCTGGGCCGACTGGTGCCGCACCCCCTACGGCACGGACAACCCGTGGCTGCTCACCGAGGGTGGCGGCATCGTGCTGGGGATCGACTTCGGTCCCGGCCTGCCGCTGGTCTTCATGGCCCACCTGTCCCGCACCGATCTGAACAAGGGTGACCGGGTCAAGCAGGGCGACATCGTCGCCTGGTCCGGCAACACCGGGAAGTGGACCACCGGCCCGCACGTCCACCTTGAGGTCCTGCTCGACGGCTACTGGCTCCGGTCCAGCACCTACGGCCGGTCCAACCCCCGGGTCCTGGACTGGTTCTACTGGGAGGACCGGGTCGTGCTCAGCCCGGCCGGCAACACCGCGGCGGACATGCTGCGCGAGGTGACCACCGAGGGCGCCAACGTCCGGGTCGCCCCGTGGTCCAACGCCCCCAAGGCTGCCGGCTACGAGGACGGCCTGGCGCTCGGCGCCAAGCTGGCCGTCGTCGGCTACGTCAAGGGCGAGCCCGTGACCCCCGGCAACGACGCCTGGTACAAGACCAAGAGCGGCTACTTCGTCTGGGCCAACGCCGCCGGCGACAACATCGCCGGTCTGCCCTACCTGGGCGAGGAGGCACCCCCGGCCCCGCCGGCGGCGTTGGCCCAGACGAAGTAGCCGCTCTTGGTCT